TTCTTGATGTTTTTTGAATTTGCACCATAACCATTTCCAGATGTCCCATAGTATGAATTTATATACTTTGAAAGCTCCGTAAAAATATAATATGAGGAAAGACTTGATGGAGTAGTACATAAGACATAGTAGCGCATAAGATGGTCTACTTGCACCTCTGTACCGGTTATGGCGTAGACGATAAGGCAATACTATTGTCCAATCATCTTTGACACATTTAATAACTGACATGGTACACTCTCCTTCTAACTATGGTGTGTGATGATATGAGGGCTTCCCTGGTTTGTTTACAGATTGTCGAACTCTTTCAAGAGTTCTTTTTCCACAAGATGGTTGATGAAATTTTTGACGGCTTCCAGGTCATGTACCGTCCAGGTTCTTGCTATCTTTGTATTGACGATTTGCTGGATTGCGAATCCGTAGTTCTCTGTGTCACCTACCTTTTTGACAAGGTGATATGACACTCTAAGAGTGACAGGTCCAACTTTAACTATCATTAGACAATCTCCTTTACCATCTTCAACGCCTGGTCCAGCAGAGCAGGAGCGTCGATGGTGTAGATGAACATATTCTCCTGATAGTTTGCAGTCTTACGAGCCGGCGGACGGTGGGTAGACATATCGCTCACAGCGTTCATGAACCCCCAGCCCGTGCCCTTGATATTGCCCAGGTCGTCCATCTCCCACGCTTCTTTCAGCTGACACTGAAGAAGCCACTGCGCCTCTTCTTTGCGACGAGACATCTCGTCTGTGATGGGGAACAGGTTGTTTTTCAGGATATCGAACTGCACAGGACTGACCTTGATAGAGTAGAGCTCTTCCGCTTCCTCTGCGAACTTCTCCATGTAATTCTGAGCAAGTCCGAGAGTCTGCTGAGCTTCTTCCATCTTTGCGTTGATATTTCCGCTGTGGCGAACTGTCCAGGTACGCTTGGCACCTTTCAGTGCCATGTTCAGCGTATTCTGGCAGACGACACGAACAGGCGTCATGCACACTTTCAGAGAGCTGAATCCGTCATGCCCATTTGTCAGGCACAGATAGGGCTCTACGACGTCGTCCAAGACACGAGTGTCTGGCATCTTGGCGAGCATCCAAACACGCTTACCATCTGCCAGGCTCCCTGCCGTCTCGTAGCGAACATCGCCGCCCACGAGCTCGTCTGTGAATGCGAACGCTTCCGCATTCTGGACAGGCTTATATCTGCCGCCGACAACTCCGAGAACACGGTTATCCGACTCACGGACGTTGAACTGGTGACCCGTCTTCTGACCTTCGTACAGGACTGGAACCTGCTTCACGGACCAATCCAGACCAGCCAGCTTGAGAGCGGCTTCGGAATCCGGAGCTTCCTGAATGATAGTTCCAAGACCGTGCCAAGGCACTTCGCGAACAGAAAACATAGACTCAACATTTGCAGACATTATAAGTTCCTCCTTAATTTGTCATCAGGGAAGCCCTCATATCATCACACACTTACCTACTTCCTGATTCAGATGCTCGAACTGTGATTTGTTACATCGAAGTATCTTTAGATACTTCCCAATGTCTGTAATCCATTTCGCTGAAAATTATATTTCCTGTGATATCGTCTTTGATTAGATAAATTAGGTCGCATCCATCACCGTTTACTGGTTTTACGAACTTTTTCAGAAGCTGTTTCGCTGAATACTTTCTGTGTCTCTCTTTTTCTTCTTTCAGCACATCTTCTAAATTGTCATACATTCCAACCTTGTCCAACATTATCAACAACGCTGTTCTAAGGTTAGGCGCTTCTATGACTCCTTCACACATCATTTCGTGAAGTTCGTATGGTTGATAGATTACACGAATTCTTGTTCCATTCATCTTATTACTCCGCATTTTTGAGAATATCCCGAAGTGCGGCGAGCTCGCTGTCTGAATGGATGTTTGCCTTGTGCGTCCCTCCGCCTTCGTAGTGAATGGTGACGATTTCGTGTTCGTCCATCTCCATGCCCGTGATTTCAGTTCTCATTCCGGTGTTATGGCGCATGAAGTTACCGAATCCTCGTACGAATTTGGCCTTGTCTTCCTTGTCTACTACGCAGTTAAACCCATCAAGATGGATTCCGTAGATATCGTAGATTCTTGCCATTAGCCACGAGCCGTATCCACTGATGCCCTCCCATTCTAAGCACTCTTTGAGCACACGAGCCGGAGCCATGTTTTGAAATTCTTTGTCCCTGCTCGTATCGTCTTCTTCAAGGTCGTTGCGCTCGCGAAGAACACGAAGAATGTGTTCAGGATAATTGTTATTCATATTGTTCTCCTTCCTTCGAGCACCTGAATCAGGAAGTAGGCTCACCGACCTTGCCATTATATAGACTCTCGACTCGTTATTTGTTATTCAGGTAACTTGTTCTTCTGCAAGAACCGTTCCCCATCTTTGATACCCTTGCGAAGAGTTTCAGCGTCTGTTGCTTCTCCCATCTTTGTGGTCTTCTGTTTCCACCCTTCGGACATTTCTTTGAATTTTGCTGTGACATCCGGAGGGGTGACAATGGCAAGAGCCACGCATTGTTCGTCTAAACTCTTCTTAAGTCCGATAATAAACCCTCGAGCATAAGAGTTGAATACTCCTCGAGTTGTATAACCCATTTCGTATCTCCTATTATACTCTTGATTTCCTCTTTTCATGATGTAATTGTAGGCAAACTCAAATGTCTGTCTACAAATAGCGGCGTCCACCTTTCGACCCATGAATACAATAGACTTTCCTCTTTCGTACAGCTCGCATCTGAAATTCTTTGCGAGTACCTGCGCGAGAGGAACTCTGTATCCATAGTTCCACTTGTGTTCGCACATCTCATGAGCGTATTCGGGTTCTTTCTCTTCTTTGACTTCTTCGATTGAGATGTCGTACTTTGCCATCAACTTCTGTGCTTTGAGTATCGCAAGCTCTGCTTCCTGGTCTGAGTCGTTTCTTTCCTTGTCTCCAAGGTTGAACAACTTTTGAATCAGGTTAAGAGCGTCTTCTCTCGTCATTTGGAATCCTCCATTCTGTCGAGAGCCTGTATAATGGCAAGGTAGCTGGCGGCAGAATAGAGGACAACCTCATTTGATATTTAGAACATGACTTTGAAAAAATTGTAGAAGCAGTAATCGTATCCTGGAGTGGAGTTGTGAATTGCGACTTCCATCCAGCTGAAAAATACCCAGAGGGTGAAGAGGATGCTAAGTACAAGCGGAATTTGCTTCAAACACCAAATGATGGTGTTTTTTCTGCGACGTGCTTTAGAATCCCGGCGCAGAGCAGCCTTTATCTTCCTCTGCGTACCAAGTTTCCTATAACCGTCCAGCTCTCTTTCCAGAGAGTCAACGTATTCTTTCATCTCTTGCTCAGTCATTGAACTTCACCACTCCGTACACATCGTCGACATAGTAGAGGCCGACAAACGGATTGAAAATAGCAGTACAGACAACATCGCCCACCTTAGCCAGGTAGTCGTTGTCTCCTCTCTTTTCGATGATTTCAACTTTCTTGACAGCGTTGATAGAATGAACCATTGCATTGACTTTGAAAGACATAATTTCCTCGCTTTCTAGGTTGTCCTCTATTCCACCGCCAGCCTATACAGAGGCTTCATAGCACGGATTTCTCCATGCTGATTTGTTATGCTTTGAGAAGTTCCGTAACGGCATCGTAGATGCGAAGGTTCTTAACAGGGTCGTCCGAATAATTGTTCTTCTTATAGAACTTGTATTCGTAGCAGTGACCGTCGACGGCGAAGGCCTTGTCACAGAAAGCGAAGCCCATTCCTGCGTTATCGAAGTATTTGTTAAAGGCAAGAAGCATGGGATATCCATACTTTCCTACGCACTCTCTGATTCGATAAGGATTCTCCACCTTAAGTTCCTCGACTACCGTCTTCAACTCCAGTTCATTCTTTACGGACATGACGTATCGAGTGAATAGGTCTTGCTTGCGTTCCATCGTTGCGATGAGTTCTGCAGACACGTCGAGTTCGCATTCCTCGGAATCTAACTGAGTGATTTCCATTTCAGAGTTCCAAGGAACAAGGTAATAGCTGACGTTGTCTCTATGTTCCTCTTCCTCGAACTGTGCAGAGTCTGCGTCGAAATAGGGATGATTCCATTCAACATAATGGTTCATCCATTCACGTTGTTCGAGTCCTTCACCCCATCCGTCAGACAGCTGACCCATAATGTATTCCTCGACTGCGAGGAGCTCTTCCTCGGAGATTTCATCAAGCTGGCCTTTAATCCACACATGGTGAACGAGGCAGAACTGCCCATCAAATACTCCGTAATCGCCCAATTCCAATCGAACAACGTCCTGCAAAGGCTTGTTCTCAGAATCGATATACTGAGTCATTTCCTCTTTGTTCCTCTCAAGGAACTGAGAAAGCTGAGGCTCACGGTTATACAGGTATGCCATTGCGGTAGCGCCGATTTCCTGCCCTCCACTTTCGTAGGGCGTTCCTTCAAATACGCTATCGCCGTAAATTCGACCGTGGCACGGGGTTCTAAACCGGAAATGAGTGGTTTTCATGTGGTATTCCTCCTTGATTTCACGTTGTATTCATCGACGTTGTCGATAAAAAGTTTCTTAAGGAAAAATCCGCACTATGAAACCTCTGTATAGCGGTGAATAGTTCCCACGCTTGGAGCCCATGTGTACGCCCTCGCCCGAGTTTTATTTGTTAGTTACTCGGTGACAAACCAGTCCATAAATTCCTCTTCGTCCAAATCGGAAAGCCGCTCACCTGTTACGCACACGGCATCTGCAATTTCCTCTCGTTCGTCCCAATTTTCAGAAGGAACGAGCGTGAGGATAGCGTCGAAGATGTCCTGGTATTCGAACTGCTCACTCTTGTACATCACTCGATGTAGGAGGAGCATTTTCTTCGTAGCTTCTTCCGAAACGGCGAGTCTGATATCGACGTCTTCCCTCTTCAGCCCTTCGTAGTACAATGTGTTCAGTTCCTCGAAGAGCTCCTCTGCGGATTCCGCAACTCCCATATGATGCTGGAGATTCATGCAATAAATCTGTTTAGCCATTTGTTATTCCTCCATTTTATATGGGCGAGGGCATACAACTGGGTTCCAAGTTCGGGTTGAGTGTATGTGTCAGCACATAGCCTGATGACTATGTGTGACTTTGATAATTCCTTGATATTCGGTGGTTTTACTTGGCAGAACGCTTGCTCTTCTTGCTTTTCGGAGCTTCTTCCGTGTTCTGCTCTTCCTCGCTGTGCGCTTCCTCTGCCTTTGCCTCTTCCTGCGGTGCAGTTGCGGCGGCATTGACAAGCTCCATGACGGCTGCCTTTGCGTTCTTCACACTGTCGCACTCCGCGACCTGAAGAGTTTCCAGGTCCAGAATGATGAACTGGTACTTCTTTTCGGCGTTGGCGTGATACAGCGTGACAACCATGTAGCGGCCGTCATTGTGCAGAGCGAAGGTGAAAGTTCCCTTGATTTTCTTAACTTCCTCCAGCTGAGCCGGCGTAAGAACAGCGGCGTCTTCCAGCTTCTTCTTGCTGGTGAACTCCGTGAAGTTCTTCACACGAGTGGCGCGGGACTGGGTGGAAGCGAAATCGTTGATGTTAGAAGTGAAGTTGATAGACATAATAGTACCTCCATATAATTTAGATATTTTTGTTATGGTGGCTATGTGCTGACAACTACACTCAACCCTCGTGGGTCAGTTACGTTCCTTGCCCGTAGTCGCGGACAGTATTTCAGCCTGTGCATTTTGCACTTTTAGACCGTCTGCGCTGGCAAAACTACCGTGACGCGGCGGTGGAGCTGTATCCTCACTGTTCTATGTTTACTTTTCAAGGTACACCAGTACCTACCTTTCAACTTGGCCCTCGTACGCCACCGGCGATTTTGGAATGCGCTTGCGATGAACTGTGCTGTGGTATGTGCGCTGTGCTGTGCCGGCTTTTAGCTTCCACCCGCTGACAGCGGTGTTTTGCGCTTGCTGTGCAGGTGAGCGGCTTTAACTGGGCGTTTTTACTTGGCAAGGTACACACCGGCAGACAATGCGCTGTGCGCTTGCTGTGCGGTGGGGCAGTACAGCGGAGCCGGTGCGGGTATGTGCTGTGCGGTGGCTTGCTGTGCTACGCACATGATAAACTATTTTCGAAGTAAATGCAAATTATGCCTCGGCACAATATATTGTGTTTTTCAGCTGAAAATAGCGCATTTTCGCCGGTTCGAGCACAATATATTGTGGTTTCAAAAAAAAAATTCAGACTTCTTACAAAAAACTATACAAAATAACCGCTATTTTTTAGCTTGTTTTTGTGCTATTTGCACATAATCCAGCGAATATGCGCTGTGCGCTGTACTGCGACGGCGGCTGTGCATAGCATAGCGCACGCCGGCGAGAGTTGCGCTGTGTCGCACGTTTTGCAAGCGGCTGGTAAACTACACCTGTAAATGCACAGCGCATGAGAGACAGCAAATCTCGCGCTTCTCGTAGCATGGCGATATATTGTGTAACTGTGCATAATCAACCACAAGATATTGTACCTGAGATATTTGTGCAAAATGCACATATTCATCGCCCGGTTTGAAACCACTATATATTGTGGTTGATAAAGGGTGTAAAGTACGAGATATTGGAAAACGCTCGATATGGCGCGAGACGGTTTGGGTCGGTATGATTTTACAGGTAGCCCTTAGAAAGCGAGATACCGCGCTTCTCGTGGGCGACAAGGGTTATGTGCGCTGTATGCGGCATTGTGCGCTGAGGGGCGAAGGGGTGAAATATAGCAGTTTACACAGTTTCAATGAGAATCCAAGATATAGTAGATATTCAGAACATACTACAAGATATTGGGTCGACACAAGATATAGTGCTGAGTTATTTCATGGCACACAAGATATACGCATATTGTATCGGGCCTACAAGATGGAGTATGGTATATGTCTATATACACAAGATATAGGGTTGAACAGCGAAGGCGGAAGGGGTGAGCGGGTGAGTAGAAGAATTAAACCACAAGATATAGTAGAATATAAAAAGAATAGATACAAGATGTAGTAGAGATATATAGGTGTACGAGATAGTGTGTATGTAACTGAGGAAGAGACACGAGATATTGTGGTTAGATGAGGAGTGAGGGATATGCTATGAGATAGGTAGAGAACAGCGGAAGAACGTGTCCATGCGATTATATAGACCACCAGCCAAACGTGCGAGAGACGCCAAATCTCACGGTTACAGCGGTAAGATATGCGGTGTATGCGAAATGCAAGTGCATTTTACAGCAAACATAGGTCAAAATGCACATTTTCCACCCATTTTCTACTGCATTTCTCCACCAGTTTGGCCTCCATAACCCCACCCCGGGCCCGGTTTTAGGCGGTAAGGGCTCATTCAGGACGTTCTCACAGTCTTCGTCATCATAAAGGTCGACCTAAAATTTTTCTCTCTCATATATACCTGGGTCAAAATACCATGAATCGGTGGGTCTCATAAAACCAAGCCACAATCGAGCCAATCCCGCCGCTTCGCCCGTGTCTATTCTCTATATAGGAGAAATACACACTTTTGAATATATCGGTTAAAATACATCGATATTCAGCCCTTTACTATCTATCATATCCGTGCTATACTGTATTCAACACCATATTTTAGGGGGGCATTTATTATGTCGAACAGAAATTTGCGTCGAATTCATACTACTGTATCCTCTCAGACATTATATCATCTCGAAAACATGAGGAAATTTAGCGGGTACAAAGATATAGGTCAAGTAATCGATAAACTTGTACGAGAAAAACGTATTTCTCAGTCGATGTATATTCAGGAGGCCAACAATGACAACTCAAATAAACATCGCTAAAGAAGTAGGCAGAGGGTACGGTCAATTTTGGCGGTGCAAAAAGAGATATCGAATCGTAAAGGGCGGTCGAGGCAGTAAAAAGAGCTGTACCATGGCTCTTTGGCTCATCATCAACATGATGAAAATGCCCCTTGCAAATGCTGTCGTTATTCGTCGATATTTCAATACTCATCGAGACTCTACATTTGCTCAGCTCAAGTGGGCAATAAATAAGCTCAGCGTCAAGCCATTATGGAAGACCACCATGAACCCTTTGGAGCTTACCTACCTGCCCACGGGCCAAAAGATTCTGTTTAGAGGATTCGATGACCCTCAGAGTATCACTTCCATTACAGTCGAAGTCGGCCACCTGTGCTGGGTGTGGATTGAAGAGGCTTTCCAAATTTCAGATGAGGAAGAGTTCAATAAGCTCGACCTTTCTATTCGTGGCCAGCTACCCGAGGGGTACTTCAAGCAGATTACGATGACCTTCAACCCGTGGTCTGAAAACATCTGGATTAAGAAAAGGTTCTTCGATGCGTATGACCGTGGCGAACGAGACGACTTATTCTGTGACACAACCAACTATCTATGCAATGAGTTTCTAGACGCCGCGGACATCGCCGTATTCGATAAGATGAAAGAAAAGAACCCTCGTCGTTACCAGATTGAGGGTTTGGGCGACTGGGGTGTTGCAGAAGGTCTTGTTTACAATAACTGGGAAGAGCTTGAGTTCGACGAACAGAAACTTAAAGCTATGGTCGATAGGCACGACTATCCTGTCTATCAAGAACTGTACGGTCTTGACTGGGGTTTCTCTAATGACCCGACTGCTGTTATAGCTTCCCTTGTCAACGAGAAGACAAAAGAGATTTTCATATATGATGAAATTTATGGGTATCGCATGACCAACCAAGCCATCGCGGCCGCAATCAAAGCGAAGGGTTGGCAAAACTGTCTAATCACAGCGGACTCTGCGGAACCCAAGTCTATCGAAGAAGTAAGGCAGATGGGAATCCAGAGAATCAGACCTGCAAAGAAAGGACCTGACTCTCTTAGAGCCGGTATTCAGAAGATTCAAGATTACCATATCTATGTTCACCCCAGATGTTCTAATACTCTTGTAGAGTTCAATAACTACGTCTGGGACAAGGACAAAGATGGTAGAATTCTTCAGGTACCCATTGATGACTATAACCACGCCATGGATGCCTTCAGATATTCTTGCGAGAAGATTGGTATGCAGAATTTTAGTTTTTGATACGAAAATTATCTTTACAAAATGGTTCGCGTAATATATTATTACAGTATCAGTCTTGACGAGGCTTCACAAACTATTCCCGAAAGCGAAGATTGTGGGGCATCGTGGGGGACTGATTGCAGTCCTGGGTATTTTCGTATCCCTGTGCAGTATCGCCTCGTTCTACTTTGGCCGAAAAAAGGCAGCGTCTGATGACGCTCGTGAAACGGGGGGTATCATGACTGATTTGAAATATATTAAAGAGTCTGTCGAGAGGACCTCCAGAGCCGTTGATAGTCTTTCTACGAAGATGGACGCCACGGACCATAAGCGCGAAGACGAATACAGAGAGCTTCTGGTAGAGTTCACGAAGCTTCAGCAGAGTCATAAGTCCCTTGAGCACAGAGTAGAAAACATCGAAAATGAAAAGAAGCACAATAATCAATAGGAGGTATCACAATGTTGCTACCGTGGAGGAAAAGACGGCCTAAGATTCAGGAAGTCATCATCACAGATAAGAACAAGGATATCTCGGAGCCCAAAGGGCTTCGGGAATTTCTTGAACGTGCTGTATCTGAGTTCGACAACCTCCCCCATGTCAAGTTCATGGAGACGGCTGAACGGTATTACAGCAATGATAACGACATCAAGGATAAGAAGAGAATGGTCATCGGTAAAGACCTCGATAACAACGCCATTCTCAAAGAATCCAAAGTTCTCGCAAATAATAAGCTACACCACAACTTCATGAAGAAGCTGACTCGGCAGAAAATCGCGTATATGCTGGGCAAACCGTTCACCATGACCGCCATGAAGGCCGATGACGACCATGTGAAGGAGTTTTTCAGCGCCTGCGAGCCATACCTGGATATGCGATTCTATCAGTTCATCAAAAACGTGGGTAGAGACAGCATCGTAAAGGGCATTGGCTGGGTCCAGGTTTATTACGATGACGAGGGCAACCTCAAGTTCCGTAGATGCGAGCCTGAAGAAGTTATTCCGTTTTGGAACGACAACGACCACACCGAACTGGGAGCTGTTGCTCGTAGGTACGAAATTGAAGAGTACACAGACAACATCAAGAAAATCGTAAAGTATCTCGAATTTTACGACCCCAGCGGTGTGTACTATTACATTTATGATGACAGCGGCCACCTTGTTCCTAACCCCAATGTTAATCAGATGCCTATGCCTAACTTCGCCCTCAGGGGAACAGAGGACAAGGTAACACCCGTGAACTGGAATCATATCCCGTTCATTCCATTCAAATACGACGCAGACGAGCAGAGTCTTCTCAAGCGAATCAAATCGCTTATCGATGACTATGACAGCAAGACGTCTGAAGTGTCTGACAGCATTGAGGATAACCCCAATGCGACCATGGTCATCAAAAACTATGACGGAGCGAGCAAAGAAGAATTCGTTCAGAACAAGAACGAGTACAGAACCATCTTCGTCCAGGGAGATGGTGATGCAAAGTCCTTGACCACTCCGCTCGCTCTTGCAGATTTGAATGTCCACCTGGAGCGTCTGCGTCAAGATATTTATGAATTTGGTCAGGGCGTCAACACCGCAGATAAGGATATCAGAGATACCTCCGGTGTTGCTCTGCGCTTTATCTATGCAGACCTGGATATGGACTGCACAGACTGGGGCAGTGAGGTTAAATTCAGCCTGATGCAGTTGTTCTGGTTCATACAGCAGGACATTCTGTACAAGACCGGGAAGGATTACACGGATTGTAAGTACGATATCGTATTCAATACCGATGTAATCATCAACGAGACTGAGACCATCACCAACTGCATGAACTCTCAGGGCATCATCTCCAAGAAAACCATTGCCGCCAATCATCCCTGGACGCTGGATGAGCAGAAGGAACTGGAGGATATGCGCCAGGAAGAGGAGGAAGAGCTTGAGTTGCAAGCGGACTACACATTGGGCAGCAACACTCCCCCGGAAGGGAACGCTTCAAACGGCTCTAAGACCAAGAGTAGTTCTGGCGAAAATGAATAAGGAGGTTGGGTATGCGTAACGCCGAATATTGGGCGGAGCGAGCACTCAACGAAGCACTGATGGGAGAGCGTTCCGTACTTGAGTATGAAAACGCTCTCCTTGATGCTTACAGAGTGGCACTCCGAGAAATCAAAAAAGACCTGGAATCGTTCTTCTCTAAATACGCAAGGGAAAATAAGGTTACCTATGCCGAGGCTCGTAGACGCCTTGTATCTGCAGAGATGAAGGAATTCAAGGCAACGGTTAAAATGTGGCTGGACTATGCTCGACAAAACGGGTGGAATCGAGTATATATTCAGTACCTTGAAAAGTTGCTGAATATGAAGTACATCACTCGTCTGGAAATGCTGGAAGCTGATATCAGATATCAGATTGAGCTTATCGAAAATAATAAAGAGAAGAACATCAAAAACCTGATGGAAATCAACTACCTGGCAGCATACTATGTCAGGTATCATGATTTTGCAACAGGTGCTGAGATGTCTGTGCGCTTTGATACAATTGACGCCCACACCCTTGCACAGGCTGTCGCTAAGAAGTGGGATGACGGAAATTACAGCACTCGAGTATGGAATGACAGAAATAGGCTCGTAAAAGCTATGGCTACCATTCTTCCGCAGTCCTTTAGTCGAGGCTTAAATGTAAATAAGCTGGGCGACATGCTCGCGAAAGAGCTCAACGTATCTCAGAACCGTGGAAGGACTCTTGCAAGAACTGAAATCAACAATATCTGCAACCAGGCGGACCTCGCCGTGTACAAGGCAGCAGGAATCGATAAATATCAGTTTGTTGCAACGCTGGACCTAAGAACATCTGAAATCTGTAGAAGCATGGACAATACCGTGCATGAGGTAAGTCAAGCAAGAACCGGTATTAACTTTCCGCCCCTTCACCCCAACTGCCGCTCCACCACCGTTGCGTATCATGAGGACCTTCAAGGCCTGGAAAGAATTGCAAGAGATTCTGAGGGTAGAAATATCAGAGTTCCTCGTAGTATGTCTCAGGAAGAGTGGATTAAAAAGTACGTTCTTGAAGAAGACCGAGATAAGCTACTTCAATTTACGAGTAGATTTTATAAATCTCAAAAATAAGTCTTTACAAACAGAGGAATATGCAATATAATAAAGAAGTACCGAGAGGTACCTAATCAGGCGGAGACAACCGCCGTAAAAAGTCGAGATTAGAAATGGAGGAAGTATTCAATGACACTCGAAGAACTGACCAAAGCTGGATTCACTGAGGACCAGGCAAAGAAGATTCTGGAAATGCACCAGAAGTCTATCGACGGTAACTACATTCCCAAGGCAACTTTCGAGGCGGAGCGCCAGAAGGTCAAGGATGCGAACGCAACCATTGCCGAGCGGGATAAGCAGATTACCGAACTGGGCTCGTTCAAGGGCACGGCAGAAGAGTTGCAGAAGAAGGTCGACGAACTCACCACTGCAAACAACACCGCCAAGACCGAGTACGAGGCCAAGCTGACCAAGATGGCTCAGGAAAACTCTCTGAAGCTCGCAATCGCGGATAAGGTCCACAATGTGGAGGACATTCTCCCCAAACTGGACGTTACCAAGATTACGTTCAAGGACGGCGCTGTTGTAGCCGGTCTTGTGGAGCAGATGGAAGCTCTGAAGAAATCCAATCCTTACTACTTCAAGGAAGACAACGCAGGCAGAAACCTGCCCGGCGGTTGGACTCCGTTCGGTCGCAAACCCGAGGATGGCGGAGGCGGCAGCGGTTCCGGTGGTGCAGAAGAGGAATTCGGAAAGAGCCTGGCAAAGGCAGCTTCGGCGGGGAATACTTTCGCCGATAAAGCAAATGAAACCTACTTCGGCTGATAAATTATTAAAAGGAGGAAATCCAAAATGGTAGAGTTCAAGCACACCGATTACACCACCGCGAAGGGTGTCCTTGTCTTTCCCGACCACTACGTGAGCGTCGCTCATACCTTTAAGAAGGACGATGCGGCGGCTGTCACGCAGGACGGTCGTAAGATTGTCAAGGCCGGCACCCTGTACCCCAGCAACGATGCCAGCGCCATCGGTATCGTTTGGGCCGACTATGATGTGACTGACGGTGACCGCACCGGCGCTCTCATCATTCACGGTTTCGTGAAGACCAAGGCCCTGCCCGTTATCCCCAGTTCCGCCGCGAAGGGCGCACTGAAGATGATTCAGTTCCTGCCTCTCGAGGCTGTGACGCCCACCATGACCGCTCAGGGTATCAACATCGCCGCCGGTGAGGCCGCTGGTACTCTGCACCAGGTTCGTGTGGATATCGTGGGTGTTCACTTCCGTGACGCTGCCACGACTCTCAGCAACTGGACTATCGATGATGAAGCCACCGCCAAGGTCAAGGTTGAGAGCATCGAGCTTGGTCCTGACGGCACCTACGCTCTGTTCAACCTGAAGAACAGCGCCGCAGCCGCCGCCGGTTCTGTCACCATTGCGCCCAAGGCTGCCGCAACTTCCACTGGCGATGTCGCGACTGCTGTCACCATCGTAACCGTGGCGTAATAGAGAGGAGGAAAAGAAATGCCTAAATCCCTTTTTGAGATGGTAACCGCTAAGGCGATTGCCGCATACTATGAGGGTATCGCGTCCAACCGTGTGCCCTACATGGGCGAGGGCCTGTTCCCCGCCAAGAAGAAGGCCGGCCTCAAGCTGGAGTGGATTAAGGGTGCGGACAACCTGCCTGTCGCTCTTCAGCCCTCTGCATTTGACGCCAAGCCTCTGCTCCGTGACCGTGGCGGCGTGAGCCTCGAGTCCACCAAGATGCCTTTCTTCCGTGAGGCTATGCGTATGGGCGAAGAGGACCGCCAGAACCTGCTGATGTTCCTGGATGCGAACAACGAGGCTTTCGCCAACAGCATCATCGCTCGTATTTTCGACGACACCGCGAACCTCATCGAGAGTTCCATGGTGACTCCGGAAATCATGCGTATGGCTCTGCTCACCGACGGCGCCTTTACCATCGCCTCTTCCAACGACTCCGGTCAGTCTGTGTCTTACGACTACAACTACGACCCGCAGAACACCTGGAAGAGCAAGAACCTGAGCACCCTCACCGGTACCGACAAGTGGAGTGACCACGCCAACTCCGACCCCATCGGCGATATTCAGAACGTCAAGCGTCAGGCCGCATCCCGCGGTATCACGCTCACCCGTATGATTATCGGCTGGAGCACCTGGCAGGACCTGCTGGCAAACGCCAAGATTCGCCTGGGCATGAACCCGCTGGCCGCTGCCGCCGCGAACGTCATCGTGACGGACGACCAGGTCAAGTCCTTCATTCAGACTGCGACGGGCATCAAGATTGCCGTCTACGAAAAGCTCTACAAGGGCCTGGACGACAATGAGCACTACTTCTACCCCAATGCGGGCTGTGCCACTCTTCTGCCTGCGGGCAATCTGGGTTCTACCTGGTACGGCACGACCCCTGAGGAAGCTGACCTCATGAGCGGCAACACTCTTGCAGACGTTAAGGTGGTCAACACCGGCGTCGCTGTCAGCACTCAGAAGATTGCTCTGCCCGTCAACATCATCAACTGGGTGTCTGAGATTGTTCTGCCCTCCTTCGAGAGCATGAACACCGTCTTCAACATCAAGTATTAAGGTGATTCAGGGAGGACAACGATATGGCAACTGTGAAATTTGACCACCGCGTCAAGTACGCTAAGGTATGGCATCCTGCACATACCGTATTCGACGTGGAAGACAAGGACGTTCCGGAGCTTAAGAAGCTGGGCTGTCAGGTGCTCTCGTACAACGAGGCGCCTGCCCAGCCTTCTACCCCTCCCGCTGACGACCACGCTGAGAGCGCAGACGATGCGGACGAGAGCACGGTTAATAACGGCCAGGACGAGGGTAGCGATGAGGACACCGGTGCAGATATCAAGGAAGAGCTTCTGACGTACACCACGGCACAGCTCCAGGCGTTTGCAAAGGAAAACGATATCGACCTTCAGGGTAAGACCCGCAAGGCTGATATCTACAACCTCATTGTCGCTTCTCTCTAAAATGTGAAGAAAGGAGAAATGGTCGATGGCTATCCCCACCACTACCATCACAGCCAAAGAACAGCAGTATTTGGATGTGGTTAAAATCATCAAGGCTAAGAATAAGAGAATCACGGATATGGAACACGGTGGTCTCACGGACGACGAAATCATGCTCAGTGTGCTTGAAGTCGAACAGTCCATTCTGAACTACTGCCAGATTCCGGGTGTTCCGCCTCAGTTGAATTTTGTGTGGGCGAATATGGCCGTCGACCTCATCCTTTTCAACATTGAGATGAACAACACTCCGAAAGACCCGCTGGATGGTCTGGATGTTTCAGACCTGTCGTCTATCAAGGTGGGCGACACCAGCGTGTTTATCGGAGACAAGTACCGCAGTAACCTTCGCAGTCGTATTCTTCAGTCTCACAATGCGAATCTGGATGAGATTTTGATGAACTACACCAAACAGCTCAACCAGTTTAGGAGGATTCTGTGATGAAACTGTCAGGTATGGGAGTATTCTTGACTATGCTGTATGACGATAGATTTGATATTTATCGCACAGACAAGCGAGCCAACGAAGATTCATCTACTGATATTTTCTATCAAGAAACTCCCAAGTATGCTGATGTACCTGGGCGGCTGTCGTTTTCCAGTGACGACACGGGCTCGGATACAGCGGTTGATGAGACGCCTATAAAGTACAACCCCAAGCTCTTCTGTGCTCACGATGTTGACATCAGAGCTGGGGACTATATTGTACTTCGCAGATATTCAGACGATGGAAAACTCATTCACACCTATAAAGGTCTCGCGGCTCAGCCGTCCTGGTATTCTACCCATCAGGAGATTTTTATCCGAGTAGATGAGGAGGCCTAAATGAGCTTCAATTATTCTCAGTTTAGAAGACTGAGGAATAACTTCGCCAAGTTGTCAGACAGCTACGAAGAGTGGATACAGTCTTTTCTTCTTGAAGAAGCAACGAGGTTCATGGCAATCGTCAAGCCGCTTACACCTGTAGATACAGGTGATTTGCGTAACCACTGGAAAATAGGGCGTATTTTCAGACAAGGTGATACCCTCTGTGTGGAAATTATAAATCCCATGGACTACGCGACATTTGTCGAGTATGGTCACAGCCAAACGCCCGGACGGTACGTTCCGCAGATTGGAAAGCGCCTTGTGAATGATTGGGTAGAAGGCGTTCACATGATGCAGATTTCGATGGACCGAATATATGCAGAAATGCCTTCTCGGTTTAATTCGGAATTTCAAAAATGGTGTAAAGGATTGGAGGTAATGTAATGGCTAAAGAACTCACGGGTCAAGAAGTTATCTCCGAACTTGTAACCAGACTCCGCACAAGGTTTACAACCAACCAGTTCAAGGAAGTCTACAAAGACAAACCTGTTCAGGGCATGGTGTTGCCTTGCATCTTTGTAGAGTCAGTAAATACGGTTTCCACGGCGCAGATTGGAAGATATGCTATGTGGGACCACTCCGTTGATGTCAGGTGTCATCCTCCTAAGATGAAGAACAATATACAGACCTGGGCCCGCGGCGTAGCTGTAATGGTATTAGAAGCCATCAGCAGAATTCAAGTAAGCGGACAACAGGTAAAAGCCACTCGAATGGAGTGGAGAGTAGTAGACGATGTGCTTCATGTAACTGCTCGATACTCTTATCGAGTTCTCCAGACGGGCGATGTCATACCTGATATGCAGACATTGACCTATGGTCAAAAAATTAAAGAATGAAAGGATGATTTGAATGCCCAGTGGTGGTACCTGGATTGCACAGAACAAAGTTCGGCCTGGCGCCTATATCAACTTCCGTTCCGTGCCCAAGGCCGTAGGCACTCTCGGTGAGCGCGGTACGGTCGCAATTGGTCTTCCGATGACTTGGGGACCTCGAGGTTCTATCATTAAAGTCACGGGTGACGAACTTCTCACGGGTGGCAGTATTCCTAAAATCGGTTGCTCTGCAACTGATACGGAAGAGAGTCTTATCTATCGCGTTGCGCTGTCCGGTGCTTTCACCGCACTTCTGTATCGTACGGATAAGGCAGGAACCAAGGCAACTGCTACCATTCAGGCAGAGAGTGCAGATGTTCTGACGCTCACTGCAAAATACGACGGCACGTCCGGTAACAAGATTACCGTCGTCATTGCCGCAGACACCAAGCAGGTGGGTAATAGCATCGTTCAGGTTCTGTTCAATAACCTCCTCAAAGAGGAGTTCAGTGTTGGGACCATTTCCGCACTGGCAGACCTGGAGTCGCAGTATGTGGACTTCGATGTCAAGAATCCTTCTGCAAGTGTTCCCAAAACCGCTGGCACCCCGCTGGCAGGTGGTACGAACGGCGAAAACGACCCCAGCACCTATGCGGACTTCTGGAAGCTTCTCAACACCGAGAATTTTCAGTGCCTTGCCATGTACGACAAGACATCTTCTACCGCTCCGCTCATCAAGGACATGGTGGAGATTTGGAGAGAGAAGCGCGGTAAGAAAGTACAGGCAGTCGTGTACGACTACAACACCGCAGACTATGAAGGCATCATCAGTGTCCATCAGGGCTTCAAGACCAAGACCGAGACGGTCGATGAAACCATGTTTATGCTGTGGGCCGCTTCTCAGACTGCGGGCGCTGAAGTAAACGAGAGTCTTACTGCCGCAGAGGTGGAGGGCGCTGTTGAGATTATCAACCCCATTGATGAGGATGAAATCGCAGATGCTCTCAAGGCAGGCAAGTTTGTTCTGTCCTATCGCCAGGACGGTGCGGTCGTGGTAGAAAAGGACATCAACACTCTTCACACCTTCACGGTGGATAAGGGCTATGCCTTCAGCAAGAACCGCGTAATCCGTTGTCTGGACGAGATTGCCAATACGGCCATGCTCGTTTTCAACCGTAATTACTGCGGTAAGATTTCCAACGACACCAAGGGCCGTGCTCAGTACAAGACCGAACTGATTCACCAGATTGACACCCTGGTAGGTATCAGAGCTATCGACAACTTTGACGGGGCCAGCGACATCACTGTCCTTCCGGGCGAAGATGTTGACAGCGTGGTCGTGGACATGACCATTCAGCCCGTTGACAGCATGGAGAAACTCTACATGACTGTCAATGTCAACGCTTAAGAAAGGGGTGTAAAATATGCCGTATCTGAAAGCAGGAGATGTCATCTCTGGTCAGGAAGGTTGGGCGTCCATGCTCGTACATGATGCGAGTGGTGACCGGGTGGAAGACCTGTTTATGGTTAAGAACCTGGAAGCTACCGCTGAAATCGAGAAGACGGATGTCTACACTCTTGGCAAGCGCGGTGCCCAGCACAAGCCCAACGGCTGGTCCGGTTCCGGCTCGATGACTGTGTACTACATCACGTCTCTGTTCCGTAAGATGGTTGTTCAGTACATCAAGACGGGCAAGCCCGTGTACTTTGACATTACCATCACCAACGACGACCCCGGCTCTTCTGTGGGTCTTCAGACCGTCGTCCTCAAGAACTGCTCTATCGACTCTTCTATCGTTGCAAAGCTCGATGTGGAGTCCGAGGTGCTGGATGAGGACCTGGATTTCACCTTTGACGATGTGGACCTTCTGGACTCTTTCCAGGCGCCTGAGCTCGGCGGCTAAGAGTTCATACAAATAATTAAGAATATGGAGGAACAACAATGAACGCTCTTCAGCAGTTTCTGCTCGAATCCAATGTGAACGACCTCAAGAAAACCATCAACATCGGCGGTCGCATGAAGGACTACCCGCTGACCATTCGTGTCATCACGGGTCAGCAGTACACGGACTACCAGCAACAGTGCATCGAAAATCCCAACAGCGCGAAGAAGCGCCGGTTCAATACCAAGCGTTTCAACGAGCTCATCTGTGTCAACAGCCTGGTGGACCCCAACCTGAAGGACCCCGAGATGCTCAAGGCCGCAGGTGTTAACCGTCCTGAGGAGCTTCTGTACAGATGCTTCCTGGCGGGTGAAATCAACACCATCGCTGAGCAGGCTCTTATCATTTCCGGCTTCGACTCCGATGTCGAGGAAGAGATGGCTGAGGTAAAAAACTCTTAAAGGAGAAAGACGGAGACACCTGGTATTGCTATTATGCGGTGATGAAACTGCATTGGAAACCAAGTGAATTCGCCTTTCTCCCCGCCAAGGAGAGAGCTCTTATGTACTGCTTCATTCAGGAGCGGTGCGAAGAGGAAGAAAAGCAACGCAAGAAATTGAACTCTCATAAGAGAGGTTCCGGACGCCGGTCGGTAAGAAGGAGGTAATCTTCAATGGCTGCAATCAACAATTCCATCAATCTTACCGACCGGATGTCTCCGGTCTTGAAGTCTGTGATGAGGGCACTGGATTCTACGATTAAGGCCATGGACCAGCTGGACCGTGCTACAAATCGTGGTATGAATAGCGACGCATTTAGACTTGCCGCATATGATATAGATAATGCAAATAAAGCTATCAATTCCATGAATGGTGATTTAGCAGATACAGAAAAACGGTTGCACAGATTAGGTAGTGTAGGCGATGTATTTTCTGGTATTGGCGACTCTGCGACAAAATTCATAAGTTCTCTCGACCATGGATTAAACATACTTGAGAGAATAAGTGATAAAATAGGCGGCATGATGACAATAGCAGACGAGGCTCGCTCACAGGTTGCTCGAATTGGCCTATATAATAAATCCGCATATAGTGACGGACAACTGTATGGTCAGATATTCGCAACAGCAATGGCTACAAGGTCGGGCTTATTCGAGACTGGCGACCTCGTAAATAAACTGTTGATGAGTGGTGTATTTACAGGAGATACTGCCCCTACGGCCGCTATAGGCATGGCTGGTATCATCAATAAAGCTCTAATCGCTGGAGGAGGAGTAGCTGAAGATAATAAACGAGCTCTTCGTCAGTTAAATCAGGCGTTATCTTCGGGGGTATTGCAAGGAGACGAACTTCGCTCTATAAGAGAACAAGCACCGTACCTCGCACAGGTGCTCGCACAGGGTCTTGCAAAAGTTGATGATAAATTCATAGGTACAACCGTAGGTGACCTTAAAGAGTTGGGTTCGCAGGGAGAGCTCACTGCGGAACGAGTCGTAAAGGCATTTTGGGCCATGCAGGATGAAATCAATGAAGACTTCAAAAATATGCCTAAGACATTCGGTCAGGCGATGGAGTCTATATCGAATATATGGAAGTATTTCCTGTATCTCATAAGTGGCACAGATGGACCTCTGGGTAAAATAAATGATAAGCTGTGGCAGCTTATAGAGTATCTTCAAAGTGCTGAAGGGTTTGAGTTAATGAACGACCTTGCCATAGGTATCAACTTTGTCTGTACGGCCATAGCTGGTGCCATGCAACTGGTGGGAGATTTTGTAACATTTCTTCAAAATAATGTGCCGTTTGCGCAGGCGTTATTCATCGCACTTGGAGCGGCCGCTGTCGCGTCGGGTACAGCCGCATTCATATCGTGGGTTCAAGTAACGTGGCCTATACTTCTTGTTATGGCTGCGGTGTTTGCCATATCTTACGCATTCTTACAAGCAGGCTACACAGCTCAAGAGGTGGTGGGCGGAATTGTGGGTATCGTATGCGCCGCCGCGGGAATCATATGGAATATACTCCTCTTCACCGCAGATTTACTGATGTGGGTAGGAGGTATAGTCATAATAGCATTCGTAGGGGCGGGTGCCGCAGTCATCCTCATTATTCAGAGCGTATTTCAACTGATAATATGGGTGGTAATGGCTGTGATAACAGTGCTGTGGTTCCTCTTGACTGTTATTCAATCTGTATTTTTAGGAGGAAAGGCGGTTGTTCAAACATTCTGTATAGGTGTAGCGGGGATGTTCTATGGGCTTGCTCAAACCATTCTCGGCATACTGAAACTGATTGCATCAGGCATAGACGCAGTTTTTGGGAGTAGTTTAGCTGACACCGTATCAGGGTGGTCCAGCACACTTGAAGGAAAATTCACGGCCTTTGTCGAGGATAATGACCCCACAAAGACCATGTACGAAATAAAAGATAAGTGGGCTGAATTCGGCTCAGGTGTAGAAACCATGTTCACGAGCGACAAATATAATTTATACGGTGAGATGGGAAATGTAGTAGATGGTGCGAGTGGTATAATCGGAGATATCTGGGGAGGACTTAAAACAGGTGATGAATTTCTTGGAAGCCTCCTTGCAGACCCGTCTGCTATGTACGATTCTGGATATGCTTGGGGTTCAGGTATCGTAGATGAAATTGGAGGTTTGAATCTTGGGCTACCCGATGAATCAGTTCTTGGCCGTTACAGAACAGACGGCGGTGTAAATGTTGCAGGCGGTAACCTCGATAGCGTGGGCTCCATCAAGAACGATGTCAACATCAACGATGAAGACATTCAGCTTCTGCGAGATATGGCTGCTCGTGACTATCTTCTCAATCTCCAGCAGATTACCCCGGTTGCACACATCAGCTTCGGAGACGTGCGAGAAACCGCAGACGTCAACAAGATTATGGATGTCATTGAGGACATGGTGGAAGAGCAGATGGCAACGGCTCTCGTTGCAAACTGATAGGAGGGTTGACAGGTGGATATCGGAATCTTTCTTACTTATAATGGTCAGGTTGTGCAGTTCCCTGTCAACCCTGAAAAAATCGAGGTGTCAAGCTCGTCTAATAATCTTGACACCGAGATTATCACAATCGGCGACATCGTTGTACCTAAACTGCCCCAGCTGGATAAAATCAGTTGGCACAGTTTCTTCCCTTATGAGAGCTGGTGGACGGGAGTTCGTACTAAGGGTAGCTTCCGCTCCGCTCAGTTCTATCTTGACCTAATCAACCAAATTCGCCAAGACTGCAAGCCTTGTAGACTCACGGTCACGGGCATTGAATCCGTTGGTGGAATGGGCTATGACCGTGAAGTTGTTATTGAGGATTTCACGTATTATCATCAGGGCGGAGACCACGAAGACACCTACTACTCCATCACCTTCAAGGAGTATAAAGACTATTCTATCTCCGTATTGGCCGCGACGTCTACCAACCGCTCTACAAGAGCAAAAACAGAAGTCGGGACGGTTCAACCCGCCGCAAAGGTTACCCCTGCCCCAAAACAGATTACCATTGGCTGTGACGTTGTGCTGAATGGTCGTGTGCATTACGACAGCTATGGTGCAAAACCGGGTAAGACATTCACCAACTATCGAGGTAAGGTAAACTTCATCAATAAGAAGGGAAGTCATCCCTATCATGTCACCACTCTTGATGGTGGCTGGCTCGGCTGGGTGACCGCAGAAAGTGTGGTGCTCGCATGAATGTAAAAACTATCATATTCGATAATAGACACAATAAGACATTCGATGTGTCTCGTGCTGTGTCAGATATGACGATAACCACCTATATGACAGACAATCCTGGTAAGTGCGAATTCACGGTTCGTGCTACGAGCCCTCTTGCTTTCTGGGAAGGCGCAACTGTGTCTGTCATCGTAGATGGTTATAAGATGTTCAAGGGCTTCGTGTTCAAGAAGAGTCGTGACGAAGATGTTCGAAACATCAAGGTTACTGCGTATGACCAGTTACGATATCTGAAGAACAAAGACGCGAAGGTGTTCGAAAATGTGACAAGTTCTCAGATTCTTGCTCAGCTGTGTGACGAGTTTGTTCTCAAGTACGAAATTACAGACCCAAGCACCTACATCTGCCCGCCCCGTTCGGAGGACGCTGTGTCCCTATACGAAATGGTCCAAAATGCTCTGGATGCCACTCTTGCAAACACCAATCAGTGGTTTTTTATCAGAGATGATTTTGGTGTAATCAAGCACCTGAACGTGAAGTCTTGCATGAGACCGGAGATGCTGGGTGACGCATCGTTTGTTACTGGGTTTGACTACGAGACCTCTATAGATAAGGATGTCTACAACCAAATCAAGCTGTACCGGGACAACGAGACTACTGGAAAGCGTGAAGTTTTCATTGTCAACGACACGGTAAACGGTGGCGAGAAAATAAAACGCTGGGGAATATTGCAGTTGTACGAAAAGGTGGACGAGAGCTACAATCTTTCGCAGATTGAGGCTCGCGGCCTCAAGATGCTGAAATACTATTGCGATACTCGACGCTCACTCACTCTTCACTGCCTGGGCGTCAAGGAGTTCTTCGCGGGGTGTACATTCAAATGCAAGATTGCAGACCTGGGTGACCTGTCTCTGAATAGTTACCTTCTCGTCACTCAGTGTACACATAAATTCAAAAACAATGAGCATACAATGGACTTAGAAACGGAGGTTGTTCGCGGTGGGTGATGGACACAGACTCGCTAAGATGATGCGAGAGGCAGGGCGTACTCCGCAGAATGAAGTCGTCGATATTGTAGAAGGCGAAGTAACCTCTGTCTCTCCCCTTAAAGTCAAAGTTGACAATAGGGAACTGACAGAGGCCTTTTTAATTCTGGGAGCACTTTGTCAAGAAACAATTATAACTCGTACAGCTGATTCTGGCACATACATCTTTGAAAATCCTCATGGGCACACGGGTGTTCATGGAGCCACTTCTGAAGATAACTGCGGCATCTATCAGATTAAGCTGTGGAGAGGGTTGAAAGTCGGAGACAAGGTGATGATGATTAAACTCGCAAGAGGCCAGAAGTATTATATTCTCCAACGAAAGGAGGGAGTGAAACCGTGATACCTGAAACTCCTGCTTTTTCTGTAGACACGACAGAAGATTTTGAAACTCTACCGACCAAAACATTCAGGTTGGATATGGAAAACGGAAGAATCATGGGAAACATTGATGATTCCGAGGCTGTGATGCAGTTCATCAAGAAGGTACTGGATACCTCTAAATACGCTTATGAGATTTATGACTGGTACTACGGTAATCAGCTCAATCTTCTCGTGGGTCAGTCCTATGACTATGTGGTAGCGAGAGTACCTAAAATTATCGAAGAGGCCCTGTGCTGTGATGACAGAGTAACAGGTGTGAGAGATTTCAAATTCACGAGGACTGGGCTTGACTCGTGTACTGTGTCCTTTTATGCTGACACAATATACGGTAGCCAGAAAGTAGAAACGGAGGTACAGTTATGATTGGCGACAAGCTGGAACAGTACACATACAAATATCTCATGTCTCAGGCGTTGTCCTTTGTGGATGATAGCCTGGATAAGCGTGAGGGCAGTATCATTTATGATGCACTGGCTCCCTTCTGCCAAATGCTGGCAGGATTCTTCATGGAGCTGAGAGGGTTTTATCAAGACACCTTTGCTGTTACTGCGACAGGTGATGCTCTTGATAACAGAGCGGCAGAACAAGGACTCAAGAGATACGCCGCCACATACGCTGTCAAGAAGGCATATTTTGCAGACAGCGAAGGTACTCCTATCTCTGTACCGATGGGTGCCAGATTCTCCACCGTGAGTGACACCTCTCCTATCAACTACACCGTCATCGACTACTTCTATGACGAATCAGGTCTGTATGTGCCTGGCTACTATCAACTCAGATGCGAGGAAGCGGGTACAATCGGAAATCAGTATTCGGGCACTCTCGTAAACATCACTTTCATCAAGGGTGTTGCGACAGCTGAAATGTCCACTCTGCTCATTCCTGCTCGAAATACTGAGACAGATGAAGAATTCCGTGTTCGCTACTTCGCCGCTCTGAACCAGAAGGCATTCGGCGGAAATATTGCAGATTACCGTGAGAAGGTGACTGTACTGAGCGGAGTGAGTGCCGTTCAGATTTACCCTGTATGGAACGGCGGAGGCACGGTGAAGTTGAGCATTATCGACCCTGAATATAATCCTGTATCCAGCGAGTACATCAAGGAAGTACAGGAGTATATTGACCCGGAAAACGCACAGGGCGAGACGGGCGATGGTCTGGGCATCGCGCCCATTGGCCATAAGGTCACCGTGGTTACCCCTACAGAGGTTAGCGTTGCTGTATCCGCCACTCTCGTACTGAAAACAGGGTACACGAAGGGGCAGGTAGAAGAGCCCATCAAAAATGCGCTTGCGGCGTATATCAAGGAGCTCAGACAAAGTTGGGCAAGCTCCAATGACCTGAATCAGTATGCTATCTCCATGTTCGTCGCGCGAGTCACCTCTGCAATCGTCAATGTCGCAGGAGTGGCGAACGTCACTCATGTCACGCTGAACGGAGCCGCAGAAGACATCGAGTTTACGGAAAATGCACAGGTTCAGCAGTTGCCCAAACTTGGGGAGGTGACTATCAATGTATGATAGACTCCTCGGTTCATTTGTCCCACACATCTACAAGGATGTCACGGAGATGGATGCCATAATCAACGCTGAACAGGAACAGTTATCCCGTGCTCAGACCGAGGCATCTCAAGCATTTGCAAATACCTTCGTTCTCACCGCAAACTATGAAGGTATCGAAATGTTTGAAATGATGCTTGGAATCATCGCAGACCCAACCACTGAATCTATGGAATTCAGACGACAGCGAGTTCTAAATAGAATCACTCTTGCGCCCCCGTTTACTTTCAGATTTCTTAAAAAGAGACTGGACGACATTATCGGAAAGGGTGCATGGAATGCTCATGTCGATTTCAACAACTATACTCTGTATGTTGAGTCTTCCGCATTAAACCAGAATTGGTATCAAGAACTCGAGTTCACCATAAACCAGATTAAGCCCTGTAATATCATCTTTACGAATGTGCCTCTCACGGCGTTGCTCATCGCAATCAACGAAGAGATTTCATACAGGACTATTCAGTGGAACTATCTTCTAGGCCAGTGGAGACTCGGTGCATTTCCGTTTGCCACCATAAGTGGTTCTCAGGTACTTGAGTGGTACTACAAATTGGGGTCGTGGGCTCTGGGAGAAAAACCGTTTGCATTAACTGAGGGAGGTGCTATAATTAAGATGGCAGACAAGGCTTCTATCACGGATAAACTTCTTCATGATACCGCCGGATTTGTTCTTTCGGACATCAAGGCGGTACTCATCAATGACTCTGTCAAGATTACGTCTTTCAGAGTCAGTCAGGCCATTGGGTCTGTGGTCACTCTTGAATATGAGGTGACCCCTGCCCAGGTTGAAGAAGTAACAAACATCAAGTTACTCGACGGTGACGATAATGTGCTGTCCAACTCGAATGTGTGGGTACCTGTACCTCAGACAATTCTGGGTAAGCACACAATCAGAATCAAAGAGGGCTAATAAAAGGAGGAAAGTTATATGGCAACAAGACCGGTTAAACAGAGTCTGCCTGCGGATTTGCCCGAGAACTGGACCGATAGCCAATATGTGTCGCCTGGCGGCACCGAAGTTGGCTTGACACCTCAGCACGGGTATAACTATCTTAACAGGCAGGTAAATGCGGTGCAGAAAGCGGCTCAGGAAATTGACGCTGCATTCGAAAACATCGCTCCGCTGGACCCCGAAACGAAGAAGATTCCTAAGGGGTATTTTCCGGAAAATCTGGGAGAATATCAGCCCAAAACTGAGAGTCTTCCTGTTTCGCAGAGTTTAGGTATGAATGATACGGTTCCGTTTTATTCTACCGCAGACCAGCAGTCTAAGTCAATCACCATTGCAAAACTGAAAAGCGCACTCGGCGTTCAGAGCCCGACAATTTCTGTCATCGCTCTTGCAGGAACTTCGTTGACTTGCTCGGATGGTACCACAACCCTCACGGGTACGGGCAGTCAGGAGTTCTCTCTTCCCAACACCGGCACATGGACCGTCACGGCAACGTATGGTGCCAAGACTGTTTCTCAGGTCGTTGAAGTTACGGGCGCTCTCAAGTACACGGTTGACCTTCGTATCGCCACGAAGATTAAGGTAACGAGCAATCCTACCAAGACGGCATACATCGTGGGTGACCAGTTTGACCCCGCGGGTATTGTCGTGAAGGCTACATTCGCAGACGGCTCTACCGCTGTAATCACAGACCAGGTAGATTACAGCCCCAAGACGATGACTTACGGTACCACGTCTGTCGTTGTGTCCGCAACCATCGGCGGTCAGGCCTATACCGCATCTGTCGCTGTCACGGTGAGTCGAATCAAGGTGCCTGCTGTGCCTACTCAGAGCGGTACTCTTACCTACAACGGCGCATCTCAGTCCCCCACGCTGTCCGGGTATGACGCAACCAAGATGACGTTGAGTGGTACTCAGAGCGCAACGAACGCAGGCTCTTACACCATGCAGGCGTCTCTTAAGGACGACAAATATGAGTGGCCTGACGGCACCACGACGGCGAAGACGGTCAACTGGTCTATCGGTAAGAAGGCGGGCTCCTTCACGAAGGACAAAACGTCTATTCAGATTACGACCAATAAGAAGTCGGATACCATCACGATTACCAGAGAGGGCACCGGAGCTATCAGCGCATCTTCTAATGATACGCAGGTTGCTACAACCTCTGTCAGCGGAAATGTCATCACCGTGACGGGTGTCAAGTCTGGAAACTGCGTCATCACAATCAATGTCGCGGCAGATACGAACCACACCGCTCCTGCGTCTCAGACTGTGAACGTGAGTGTCAGTCTTATCAGCAAAACTCTGAATGAGAATAGCTGGGCAGACATCAAGTCTGTGTCCGATGCAGGAACCGGCGCAACCTACTGGAATGTGGGTGACTACAAGAATATTCAGATTTCCGGAAACGTTCAGGGTATGTCTCTGAACAATACTGTTAGAGCATTTATCCTCGGATTCAACCACAATGGTGGACACGAGGGTCCTAACCGTATTCACTTCCAGATTGGTAAGACCACGAGTGGTACGGATATCGCATTCTGCGATTCCAACTACAACAGCGCTGGTTCCACTCAGGGTTTCCGAATGAATCTGTCGAATACCAACGTCGGTGGTTGGAATGACAGCTACGGTCGTAAGACTCTGCTGGGCAACAGCGGTACTCCTACTTCGCCTCCTGCGAATAGCTTTATGGCGGCTCTGCCTGCGGACCTTCGTTCTGTTATGAAGTCTGTTACGAAGTACACAGATAATACAGGTAATGGCAGTGGCGCATCCGGCGCAGTTACACCAACCACTGATTATCTGTTCTTCCTTGCAGAGTTTGAAGTACAAGGTGTTCGTTCTTACGCCAACAACTCGGAGCAGAATTACCAGGCACAATACGATTACTATAAGGCCGGTAATAGTAAAGTCAAGTATCGTCATGATGCTACTGGTACCGCTGTGTATCATTGGTGTCGTTCGGCTCGTTGCGACGACGGCTATCGTTTCTGTATTGTGGCTACCGGTGGCAGCGCCCTCAATGACTATGCGAGTTATTCGCGTGGGTTGGCGCCCGGCTTCTGTGTCTAATCGTAAATCTGGGAATCCCCGTCCCGCGAAAGCGGGCGGGGCTCTTTCCTCGCCTGGAGGTTAAAATATGTCTGTTCTCGCATCGAAAAGAAGTGAATCTAAAGCGCAGTTCGTAACGGTGGCATACGAAATCTATGATGAAACCATTCGATTCCTCACAAGAGTCAGTGCCAGATATGCAAGGTTGGTAGCACAACCCATCGCAGAGTTAGCTGGTTCATTGATGGATAACTGCGAATCTGCAAATTCTATCTACCCTCAAGGTAGACACTTTGCGATGAAGATGGAAGAAAGAACAAAATTTCCAATCTTGGCCCGTGCGAATCTTCGTGCTCTTGATGTTCGCCTTCTTGCGTGTTACAGGCAGATGAATAAGAACCCCGCTGGTAGCTTCACAGATACGCTGGATAAGAAAGATGGAGCAGGCGCAGTCGCAAGACTTGATAGAATGGCAGATAGGCTCGGTGAGCTAATTGCAAAAGAGGAAATGCTCCTGAATGGCGTCATACGAAGCGACGCATCTCGAACCGGATAATTCAATAGCTGGTGTGTCTCTGTAACCTCATTGTCGTTCGGCTAATTACAACAACAGCAATAATTTCTGTATTGTGAATACCGATGGCAACGCCAACAATAACAATGCGAATAATTCGAATGGGTTGGCGCCCGGATTCTGTGAATCCATAAGGATTGGTTGAAGAAAGTAGCTTTATGTGAAATAAACCTTTACACAGAAGGAGAGGCACTTCCATGGAGTTAATCCAAAAATAGCACCTCTGATATGGCAAGTCGGACGCTTCTTGCATGGTGAGGTATAGCAGTAACTCATTTCATGATTTGTCATTACGCAGTTATAATCTGCTTCTATAATATACTGTACGGAGGACGAAAACTACCCATGAATAGTTCGGAGCGACATGAATATAGATATCAACGAAGAAAGGAGAAACGAGAGAAAAATAAACTAAACAGAAACGAACAACTGGGCTCGCTGGAAGAGATATTCTCTTACAGTACGTTGTTCAAAGCAGGCGAGAAGTGTTGTAGAGGAGTCAGGTGGAAAAGGAGTGTAAACAACTTTGAACTTCACCTGATTTCAGGCACAGCCTTAAGGCGCCACGAGGTAATCGATGGTACATGGAAAGGTCACAAGGGTTCACATTTCATGCTTGCAGAGCGTGGAAAGATACGACCCATAGACGCACCGACTGTTCAAGACAGACAGGTGCATAAGGTGATAACAGAGAATATCTTGTACTCATTGTATAGACCTCAAATTATTTATGATAACGGTGCGAGCCAGCAAGGCAAAGGACTTTCTTTCTCCTTCATGCGATTAAAAACTCATCTTCACAGGTGGTATAGAAAGCATGGAAGAGATGGGTTTATCGTTTTGATAGACCTTAGAAAATTCTTTCCGTCTGCTCCGCATTGGGCGATATACAATCGCCACCAAGATATGATACAAGACGGCAGAATAAGAAATTTATGCGACCAGGTAGTCATGGACTTTGCAAGAACGTCGGGTACCTCTGTAGGAATGCCGCTCGGCGTAGAGCCGTCGCAAGCTGAAATGGTCGCATTACCATCTATCGTAGACAACTATGTGAAATGCCAACTCGGTGTGAAAGAATTCGCTCATTACATGGACGACTACTACGCCATATTCGAGACAAAAGAACAAGCACAGGCATTCATAGACGACGTACACGATAGATTTCAAAATAATGGGTTGCAAATAAACCGAAATAAGTGTAAAATAATACCACTCACAAGTAAATTCAAATACTGCAAGGCCACATTCTTTCTGACAGATACCGGAAAGGTTGTTTGCAGAGGAAACAGAGACAGTCTTAAACGAACTCGTCATAAAATGCACTTTTTCGCACGACAGTTGAAAGAGGGTGAGATGACGAAGGATAAGATAGATGAGTGGTATAATGCTTCAATAAGAGGATACTACATGAGTTATGACGACCATAACCGTGTATTAAAATTAAATCGTCTATACTATAACATCATAGGAGGTACAGTATGTTCAAAATCTTCGAAAACGGAACCGAAATCGGCGTAGCTGATAAGCTCACGTTTATCAAAAAGGCCGATAACGGTTGCTTCGTACTGTGTGCAGAGGACGAAGCACAGGGAATTGCCTTCAACGGTGAGACCTTTACTCTTGGTACCAACGGAGGTATCGAAAACGCACGAGAAGTCCAGTTCTGCGAAGTATGCACTGCCACTGAAGTTCAGAAGGCGCAGATTGTCAACGGCATCACCTTCGTCACTATGGCTGAAGCCGGGTCTATTGACCCTGTTACGGCGGCTGAACACTCTGACCTGTTCGCTGAATGGGCTTTCCCCGTTGCCTACACGGTGGGTCAGATTCGTAGGTACAAGGACGTTCTCTATAAGTGCGTCCAAGCTCATACTTCTCAAGCTGACTGGACACCTGACACGGCTGCCAGTCTGTGGAGTAAAACGAGTGACCCCGCTGAAGAGTGGCCTGCGTGGTCTCAGCCTGTAGGAGCGCATGACGCCTACGAGAAAGGTGCAAAGGTAAGCCATAAGGACAAACATTGGACGTCCGATGTTGCCGCGAATGTGTGGGAACCGGGCGTGTACGGCTGGACAGAAGTAACTGGATAATACGGAGGCACATATATGGACGGACAATACATGACCAGAAAACGACTCAGAGCTTTGAGTCGAACGGGGGAAAAAGTAAATATTCCCTACGGTACGATGCTCGAGTGCATCAATGGAATTATCTATTGGAAAGGGAATATTCTGTGCAACGACGATTGTCAGATGCAGAAGGATTATCTCGTGCAGGCAAATTCTCCTGATGTATATCAACGAGCATACCTGCTCAACGACATTCTGAAGTTGCTCAGTCTTCCTACGCCCGATAACCCCAAAGTTAAAGAGCGTTGGCAGATTTTATGGAAAGACCCCTGGGCAAATGAATTCAGACGTAAAGACTTTGAAGACTTCTGGCTGTGGTCTAATAAGTTTTACGACGCTGAAGAAGAAGACCTTAGAAAACTGTGTAAACTTATATCGAAAGTATGAGGAGGAAAAACAATGGATATTTTGGATATGACCACCATTCGACTTGCGGCGGGTCTTATTCTTGTCATCCTCGCCAATATTGCTCTCGGGTCTACGGGTGCAATTATTGAGGGTAACTGGGATAAGGTAAAATTCCGTAATGGGTGCATCAAAGGCGGTGTTGTAGCTGTCGCACTCATCGCTGTCTATTTCGCGGGTTACCTCAACCCGAACCTTATGGTTGTGGACATTGATGGGCAGACAGTCAATTTGATGACAGCCGTGTCCCTTGTGATGCTCGCCGCGTTTACAGCCTACGCGGTCGACGTTATTAAGAAACTGAAAGATATGCTTACAGCCACAACTCCCGGTTCTAATGACCCTAATCCGCCCTCCGAGCCCGTCGAACTTGAAAAGTCACCTGATATTGATGAGCGTGTTAAAATCAAGGAGGAAGACGAACATGACACCGCAGACCCGAGTAATTGAAACCGCAAGAGCTGAAATTGGGTACCTTGAAAAAGCTACTAATTCTCAGCTCAACGACAAAACCGCGAACGCCGGCTATAATAACTGGAATAAGTTCGCGGCCTTTCTGGACGACCTCGGAGTCGTCTACAACGGTAAGAAGAACGGCTACGCATGGTGCGACTGCTTCGTAGACTACTGTTTCATCTACACATTCGGCCTTGAGCTGGGTATGGCCATGACTTTTCAGCCCAAGAAGGGCGAGGGTGCGGGTTGTACCTACAGCATGAGATACTACAGAAAGGCCGGCCGCTTTTTCAAGGACCCGCAACCGGGTGACCAGATTTTCTTCACGAATGATAAGGGTGCAAGCTCCTATCATACGGGTCTTGTGGAAAAGGTTGAAGGCGGTAGAGTCTACACGATTGAGGGCAACACCTCAAGCGCACCGGGCGTCGTCCCGAACGGTGGAGCCGTACGAAACAAGAGTTACAAGCTGAGTTACAGTCAGATTGCTGGTTATGGTAGACCTGATTGGAGTCTTGCAGGAGAGGAGATTGAAGAAGAAATGACTCAGGATAAGTTCAACGAAATGTTCAAGGTGGCTATGGCCGCCTACCGCGCCGAGCTTCAGGACAACGACTGCGGCCAGTACAGCGAGAAGGGAAGAAAGTTCGTCGTAGAGAACGGCATTTTCGTGGGTGGGTCTACTCTTCCCAATGGTGAACCGAACTATATGTGGCAGGACTTCCTGACTCGTGAACAGTTTGCAACCGTCCTCAGCAGATTTGCTGAAAAGTTCGGACTGAAGTAATGGCAAGAGGAAGGCGCACCGCCGCAAAGCGCAAAAAGCGGAAAATTCAATGGAGTAAGATGGTGTGCCTTATCGCAATGGTATTTGGGTTCATCATCGTTCAAGAATGTTTGTTCTTGATGTATATGTGTATCAAGAGCGGCTACACCGCCGCCGCTGCCTGGCTCACAGCCGCAACGGGAGTGGGGGAAGCCGTAATCATTGCAGGAGCAAATGGTTACCTTTCTCTCGCAAAGTCTGACCACAAGCGAGGTGGAATAACTTTCGAGTCTGCAAAGGCGAGTAACTTTGTTAGTTCAGACGAGGAAAGTAGAGACAGCCCAGCCATTTAGAACCTATATAAATATGTGTGCGGTTCATTCAGCGAGCCGCACACTTTTTTTTTAAGAAATGCTTGCATTTTAGAATAATATGTAGTACAATACACTATGATGAAAGGAGGAGCGATATGGTATATATTGAAATCGCCCAGCCGGAAAGATTGAAACCTACATCACTTTCAAAACTTTCTGCATTTGTATCATTTGAATACGACTCTAATCTCGTGTCTATTATCAAAAGTATGGGTACAAGAGTCTACATTCCGGACAAGAAGACATGGGAAATACCAGAATCCGCTGTGCCAATGCTTATGAGCAGGCTACACGATTATGATGTACTGTTACGCGGTGAGATGCGCCACGAGACGCCCGAGTCTCACGCACAACTGCCTTCGGGGTTCGTATTTACCACCAAGCCCTACAAACACCAGATGGAGGGTGTAATCTACGGTCTCGAGCATGAAAGTTTTCTGCTCGGCGATGACCAGGGCTTAGGTAAGACAAAAGAAATAATCGACCTCGCCATGTGCAGAAAGCAGACAGACGGTCTAAAACATTGTCTTATCATCTGCGGAATCAACGGTAACAAGTACAACTGGGCAGATGAGGTCAAAATTCACAGCAGAGAAGATTCATGGATTTTAGGTACTCGATTCACAAAACGGCCGCCCATTAAGATGATTGAGGGTAGCACAAAAGACAAGATGGAAGACCTTAACAATGTCCCGCATCAATTCTTCTGGATTACCAATATCGAGACACTCAGGGGCGGTAGCTTCAAAGAAAAGCAAGGAAAACGCACAGTCATCAGATTTCCTATTGCAGAGAAAATTCAAGAATTATGTGATAGAGGAATCATCGGAATGATTGCTTTTGATGAAGCTCACAAGGCAAAGAACCCTGATAGCCAGCAAGGTAAGGCTCTTCTGTCTATTGATTGCAAGGGTCCTAAGATTCCAATGTCCGGTACTTTCGTATTAAATAACCCGCTGGATTTGTATCTACCTCTTAGGTGGTCTGGATTTGAAACTCATAGTTTCTACGCCTATAAACAGCATTATTGCAAGATGGGCGGATTTGGCGGAAAAGAAATCGTCGGATATAAGAATCTAGACGAGCTCCGTTCGATGGTGTCTAAGGTGATGCTTAGAAGGGTTAAGGGAGATGTTCTTGACCTGCCGCCTAAGGTTCACACCATTGAGTGGGTAGATGCCTACCCTGAACAGAAATCTCTGTATAAAGATGTGAGATACCAGGTTCGTGATAACATCGACAAGGTTAAGGTCCACCCTGACCCGCTGTCTGAAATGTTGCGCCTGCGTCAGGTCACAGGATACCCCGGCATTCTATCCAGTACGGTTACAAAATCTGCGAAGATGGACCGCATGGAAGAACTTGTGGAAGAAGAAGTATCCGTAGGCGGAAAGGCAATCATATTCAGTAACTGGAGTGAAATGACGAATGTGATTCGGCATAAACTCAAGAAGTACAACCCGGCATATATTACGGGTGAGGTGGGCTCTGTTCAAAGAATGGAAGAGAAAGATAGATTCCAGAACGACCCTAACTGCAAGGTGATGATTGGCACAATAGGCGCTCTGGGCACCGGTTTCACACTTACAGCCGCACAGCTTGTAATCTTTGTAGATGAGCCGTGGAACAGAGGAATCAAAGACCAGGCTGAAGACAGAGCACATCGAATCGGTACGAGAGGAACAGTTCGTATCGTCACAATCTTGACTCGAGACACAGTAGACGAGGGCGTCTACAATCTTGTTCAGAAGAAAGGAAAAATGGCGGACTTGCTTGTAGACGGCAAGGTTGACGGAAAGAATGTGGACAATGTTCTTTCGTATCTATTAACTTTTGGAGGGTGAGATGAAGAAATTTATATCAGGAATGCTTCTATTATCGCTGATTTTTGTTCTGTCCGGTGTCATCATGTTGCGTACTCAGGTATCTGAACCACGGGGCGCACCTGTAGAAACGACTGTATGTGTACAGCCCTCTCATGATGTACGTGAGCCCGTGGAAAACATTGTGGAAACTGTGGAAAAGTCTTTTGTACACAGCGACCCACTACCTGATAAAACCTACACAGACGAAGAACTGGAGATACTCGCACTTATTGTCTATCAAGAAGCGGGCGGAGACAGAGTTTCAGACGACACAAGACGTCTTGTAGCGCAGGTATTTTTGAACCGTGTGAACGATTCAAGATTTCCAGATAGTTTCTACGAAGTCGCGACAGCGGAGCGACAGTATGGAAGATTATACTGGACAGGTATTGTGTGGCCCGATAGGGCAATTTCACAAGCAGAAGCACACGCGGTAGAAAGAGCGTATAAAATCGCTCAAGAAGTTCTAGAATCAGATGAGCCTGTTTGCCCAGAGGGAGTTATTTTTCAAGCAGAATTCGTACAAGGCGATATATACGCAGAGCAAGACGGTATGTACTTCTGCTTCGGCTAAGGAGGTGAATAAATGAAAACGCTGAATGCAGGATATTGGCCCCCGAATAAGGTGGCACAGTATCTTGACATATCTACAGATACGCTGTATAGATGGTACAACTGGTGGAACTCAGACCTCAAGAAACCTGAAGGCCTGTATCTACCGCCCCTGTATTATCTGGATAGAAAGAGAACCAAGTACATCAAGGAGGAAGACCTCCACTACCTGGTAACTTTCAGGGACAACATCAGAGGGCCTTATAAGGGAGCTATGTCTGAATACAATGCCGCAAGACTTTGGGGCAAACGTGGAGTAAGAGCTCTTACAAATAAGGGGCTGTCAAAAGCCGACATCAAACACCAATTTAATTGAGGAGGACAACACAATGGCAACAAGAAGAAAGCTGGACATCGGAAAGATGACGGACGCAGAACTGGAATCTGCTGTTCTGGCGTATAAGGACGCCAAGGAATCTGAGAAAGCGGTCAAGAAGGCCGTGTCGGATTACGGTACGCAGATTAAGGAAGGTCTGCAGAACCGGAATGAGACAGAGTTCATCACAGGTGATATTCGTGCGTACATCACGGTCACCGAGAACTCGGAAGTCAACGAGTTGCAGGCAATCGAGATTCTTCGTAAGGCGTTGACACCTGAGCAGTTTGCAAAGGTGGTCAAGACTCGTGAGTACATCGACGATGACGAGATGGAAAAACTCGTGTACGCTCATGATGTGGATGCCGAGATTCTCGCACCCGCTGTCACACCCAAGGCCCCTACTGTTACTCTGAGATTAGGAAAGGTGAAAAAGTAATGAAAATCATCAATGCTCAAGCGTATGTCCTGGTGGAGAACGACCCTCTCAAAAAAATCGAAAAATGCGGTCGTGTGTGCTACAAGTCCGAGGATAAAATCACGGAAGATTCCGCTGAAAAGTTTGTTGCGAACATCATCAAGAGAGGCCACGAAGCTGTGCTGGAACACGCATCGTTCATCTTTCAGGTTTCATACAATGTGTATGAAGACATCAGAGATAAAGTCATGTTCGTAGAAAACCGTTACCCGGTGAAGATGTATCTCAGATTCACAGATTCTGACGGATACGTCGTATCCGGTAACGTAAGAGCATGGAGAGACTTTTTCTTCTTCGCGGGCGTTCCTCCTTACATGAACGACTTCGTAGAAGCTAAACCTATTCTGTTTCCTGAATTCAAGAGTGATTTTCCGTTTAACCTCAAAGGAGGAAAATGGAGTATCAGACAAATTTCTGCAGATGAGCTTGTTTCCCCTTATCAGCGACTGGTTCATGAAGATGTTTCTGTGAAGTTTATCTGTGACCGGGGTGTCACTCATGAAATTGTAAGACACCGCTCGGCATCTTTCTGTCAGGAGTCCACTCGGTACTGCAATTACAGTAGCGGAAAATTCGGAGGAGAAATCACGGTAATTAAACCCTGTTTCTTCAAGGAGAACTCCAGACGGTATCTCAACTGGTTTGTTGCTTGTGAGAGCTCCGAGACTGCGTACAATGCAATTCTCGAAGACGGTGGAACTACGCAGGAGGCCAGAGACGTACTCCCCAACAGCCTGAAAACGGAACTTATCATGACCGCTCCGCTGATGGAGTGGTGCCACTTCTTCAATCTTCGTATGTCTCCCGCCGCTCACCCCCAAATGAGGGAGGTTGCATCTTACGCATACGATGCCATGAATTCGTTCCTGTGGGATGCACATACAATCACCCTCGGTACCTGTGAAAACGCGAAGAATGCCATGAGGAGGATTCGATAATGTACACGAAGGAAGACCACGATAAGAAAGTCAAGGAATTTGTATCAATTTGTAGAGAGATGGCAGACCTTTACGCCGCGAAGAATTGGGACTACGGTGACAGTTTCGGAAAGAGTTTTGAAGAATGGGGTATGCCAATGCCCTGTATCAGACTCACGGATAAGCTGAATAGGCTCTGCTCTCTTACTAAGAATTCTTCTCAGAGAGTGCAGGACGAAAGCATCGAAGACACTCTTAAGGACTTGGCCACCTACTCTGTCATGACCTTGATTGAGCTTCGCAGGTTGAAAGGGCTTCCATCTGTGCCCTCTGAAGATGTATTAAGAGGATGATGCGTGGCTATGTACCGGGATGCTTAGGCGTCTCGGCATAGATATAAACCAATGGAATCTAAAAATAAGGAGAATAAAAAATGAGTAAGGAACCCGAAATCATCAAGTGCAAGTTCGCAGGAGACCCAGAAGACGAATACTGCTCCAAATGTGATGGAATTCACGTGAAAGAGAAGGGGGAAACGTATCTCGCGCCCGACGTGTGCGAAGCATACGAACCGTGCCCGCCGGAACCCGCTGAAGAATCCGCAGAGACCAACGAGAACGACGCTCTCTCGCAGGCTACGCCTGACCCTGGCGCTGTACCGGTACAGGGCGTAACAACTGTCATTCGTGCTGACAGCGGCCTGACTCGCGAAATCAACGGAACGTACTACAAGTTCACTTTCAGTGAAGAACGAGTCATTCCGGAAGGCGCAGACCTTGAGGTAGAAAAGGCTGCCCTGTGGGATGCTGTGAACGCTGAAGTTGACAATCAGCTGGAAAGCGTTCTGCACAGCTGATACAGCAAAAATTCAAGAAACCACTATAACACCCTTGCGCTATGTGCGTGAGGGTGTTATACTTAAACTTGCCACTCAACCAACATTAACACCAATAACAATTTGCACAATGATATAAAAGCTCTTGTGTTGTCGCATCCGCGACTTCCCATTTATCAGACTGTTATTGGTGTTGACTGAGTGGCATCATTCAACCACTGTTTGGTAATTCGGGTGCGACAACACAAGAGCTTTTTTTTGATGCTTCAAGAGAAAAGGAGAAAACAGCCATGTCTAAATTCACAGTCAAGAAGAGTGATAACTTCACAATTTTACCAAACAATATTTTGAAGAACAAAAATATGTCTT